GCCGGGTATGAAGCTGAAGCTGCGGAGAATAGAAACACTTTTCCTTACAGAGCGCGTGTTGAGGTGTTAGGTAACCCGGATATACGCCCTGACCTTCCAGTTTTCTTAGATGGACTTGGTACAACTTATTCAGGGTACTGGGTAGTTCTTGATGCTGAGCATAGAATTATTGAAGAACAGATCAATCAGCAACTTTATACAACAGTTATGACTGTCGGCATAGACTCTTTAGGTACTGCAGAGGCGTGGGCCGACAATAAACGAGTTACTTCTCCAGATTACCTTGAAAAACGAACAATTATCCCAAATGTAAAACAAACAAAAGTTGTTCCAAAAACCGCATTGAGCGCTCCTTCAAAATTTCCTACCCCTCAAACCAAAGGTACTTTTGGCGGATCCTCCAACCGCAAACAAATACCTGCCGCTAAACGCAATCAAACCGAACCTGTTTGGAAGAGCACTACCCGCACACTAAACAACATAATTCCCAAAACACGTAAATCCCCTATAATTACCAAGCGCGTACTGAAGAAGGGGGCATAATAATGACTTTTGATAAACGATTTTATGGAATTTATTTGGGCATATGTGTAAACAATGAAGACCCCGAAGATAACCAGCGGATTCAACTAATGGTTCCTCAAGTATTAGGTCAAGAAATAACTGAGTGGGCAGACCCTTGTATGCCTGTGATATTTAACGCCGATCACCCGGACCATAAAAAGCATTTAGCTTCAGAAGTGGCTTCCTTGCTGCAGGCACACGCTACCCACGCTACCCACAGCACTACCGTTACAACAGGCGCTGCTAGCGCTGGAACCGCTCATACACACCCTGTGGTAATAAGCCTTGCTCACGACGCTCACACCAACAATCACACCGGTAAAACCCCAGACAGCGCTAACTTTCTGGATCACGCTCATGAAACCGATTACGACAAAGATAAAAAATGGAATGATGCGTCCGGTTCAGCTTTTGATGATGCGGCAGACCTTAACGAGCATACTCCGCACCGAGGAGTGCCTAATTTAGATCAAAAAGTATGGGTAATGTTTATAGCAGGAGACCCTAACTTTCCAGTATGGATGGGAGTCCTACCATGACCGAAAGAGCAATCTCTTTACCATTCTCATTTGATTCATCGGGTTCGGTGTCCTATACATCAGATGAAAAAAAGATTTGGCAAGACCGCGTAGTTCTAGTCGTCATGACTAGACTAAATGAGCGCGTTATGCGCCCTACCTACGGCACCGAGGCCGGCAATTCAGTCTTTGAGTCAGAAAATACTGCTGAATCCATCATCCAGCAGGCAGTAGCCGCAGGCTTTTCCCAATGGTTAAAACCACTAACCCTTACCAGAGTGACTGTAGAGGTAGACCCAGCAGACGGATACCTGTTTGCTACCGTACAATACAAGTACGAAAAAGAAAAAAATGAACAAAGCGTTAAAATTAAAACGGCTATCCTTAGCCGATCAGGAGACGTTATCTTGGAGGTAAACCGCTAATGGCAACCAATTTCATCCCACAGGTGGACTACACCTCGAGAGACTACACCGCCCTTCGCGCCGACCTTGTAGACCTAATCCCTTACTACGCACCTCTTTGGACCAACCGCGACCCTGCGGATTTTGGCATGACTATCCTTGAGACGTTTGCGTACATGGGCGACATTCTTAACTATTACATCGATAAGTCAGCTAACGAGGCTTTTATATCTACAGCAAGTCAACGCGAAAACGTGCTTCAATTAGCTAAACTTTTAGGCTATAAGCCAACAGAACCAACAGCTGCAACTTGCACAGTAACATTTAGTAACACCTCAGCTGTTAACATCACTGTCCCTAGACTTACTAGAGTTGCAACTTCCGCGGTTTCAAACGCGTCTACAACTCAAATTGTATTTGAAACAGACGCAGAAGTTGTTGTTCCGGCGGGGTCTACAACAACTACAGTGACCGTCACACAGGGTACAACCGTAACCAATGAGGCAATTGGTGAATCTAATGGAACTGTAAATCAAACTTTTGAACTAAACGAGTCTTCTGTAATTAATGGAAGTATTTCAATTGCTGTAAACGGGACTAACTATACTGAAGTGCCGTACCTTATTGACTACAATGGCTATGATCCTGTATTTTCCACATACACAGATGGTGACGGCGTTACATCTGTTATTTTTGGTGATGGAATTAGTGGCCGCGTTCCGCCTAATACCGCACAAATTACAGCCACTTACAGAATAGGTGGAGGGGCTGCAGGAAATGTGGCCGCTAACACTATTAAGTTTATTACTAACTTTTCAGCTTCAGGTCTAACAGTGCTTAACAAGTACATATCCACAGCCCTACCTGGCGCAGCCAGTGGTGGAGCTGATCAAGAAAGCACGGACTCAATTCGTCTATCAGCACCTTCAAGTATTAAAACTTTGAACCGTGCGGTGTCACTATCTGATTACGCGTCTCTTGTAGTCCAAGTTTCTGGAGTAGCTAAAGCAACATCTATTGCAGATGTGTACACAAGTGTTACTGTGTATTTTGCCCCTTACGGAGACAAAGGTGTGCAAGAAGACGGGGTCACACCGTCTACAACTTTTAATAATTTAAAAACAACTGTTTCCGCGTATATGACAGATAAAATCCCAGCTAACACAACCGTAACATTTCAACCACCATCTTACGTAACGGTTTTGATTGACGCATCAATAACAGTTCTTCCTCAATACAAGCAATCACTTGTAGAGACAGATGTGTACGCTATTTTGTCTGAGCTACTAGCTTTTGAAAACGTTGCGTTTGGTGACAGAATTACTTTACAAGATGTTATGACTACAATTGCGGCTGTAGAAGGCGTGGGTAGAGTCTCTATCACTAAACTTGTTAGAGAAGACAGCGACAAAACCTATAACATAACAAACAAAGTATTGACTTCAAATGTAGCCACCCTTACTACAAGCGCAACACATGCTTTAACAGTTGGAACAACCGTTAAAGTTAAAGATGTTGACGCTACTTTTAATGGTACTTACGTTGTAACAGCGGTTACAAGCACCACGTTTTCTTATGTATGTATTGCTACAAACGTTACAACAACAGGAGTGTCTGTCACAGAAGGCGTAACAGCTTTAACTGTCGAAGATGTTGTGTGCGACGTTAACGAGATTCCAGAAACAGACTACACAACAGACATCAGCTTAACTCTTACTGGGGGTATCTTAAGCTAATGGCACGTTACGGAATTGATTATTACGGACTAAGTTACTACGGATCTTCCGCAGCCGTCAGTTACTTAGCAGGCTCGTTTACCGCGCACTCTATTGACCATGGGTATGTACAAATTAAATGGTCTTCACCAAGTGGTAGGTGGTCAAACCTACGTATTGTAAGAAACAGTTATGGTTACCCTGTAAACGCTTGGGATGGCGACATAATCGTTGATTCTCCAAAGGAAGCAATTCTACAAACTTACTACGACGATAGAAATCTTCGCCCAGAAGCATTTTTTTACTACTCTATGTTTGTTTACAACACTTTAACGTACGCATGGGTAAGAGCTGGAGATGTAACAGGCGTTTCTGTAAAAAATTACGGAACAGGTGATAATTTATATAAATATATTCCTGACATTTACAAAGTTACACAAATATATTCAGCAACATCTGACTGGGACAACGAAGATCTACGATCATTTTTAAACCTTTTTGGGTTTGAACTTGATTACACTCAAACAATAACAGCATTATTAGTTAGTCGTTACGACATCGAAAGAGTTAATGGCTCACTACTGCCTTCTTTTCTACAACAATTTGGTCTTACTTATGAGCCAGAAATTGGATATCAACAAACTCGAATTTTAGTTCGTGATGCCGTATTAATTGGTCAAAAAAAGGGAAGCTCAGAGGGCCTTCGAGAGTTTATGAAAGCTTTTACGGGTTACGCTGTCCCTCAACCAATTGCAGGAACCCCAAATCCTAGTATTGATGGTCTTGTAAAAAGCCACAATTTAATGCTTGATTATAATGATTCGTCTTTTGAAGAAAGCGCAGGTCATTGGGAATCAACTGATGCTTCAGCAGTTTTTAAAGCGTTAGTAAAAAAG